CAATAAGGAGCCCCTGTTTCTTCTTCTCCTCAATTTTCTCCGTAAACTTCTCAATTGCGGCCTCATCGTACCCACGTAATAGACGAAAAGCGATTTCTCGCTGAGTCTCTGGAAGGCGTACGGTAAAAGGCTCTTTGTCCTCATCCGATAGGTACTTCATCTTGAAATCGTCTGGGATTCTAACCGTAGTAGAATTCTTATGCCCGCAAACCCCGCGCCCGGTTGGGCTGGCTGCTGAACAAGTCCAATTAAAGGTGTACTCCGGGCCATAGGTAATGGCGCGCAGCATGTAGAACAAGAACACCTTGTCACTCAAGATAAGGGTGTTAATATCTACAGAGTCCTGGATGCACTTCTTCAAGACGCGATCAGTGGGACTCATGTTCCCTGTGGTACTTGGGTTTATGAATATGGCTTCCTCTACCATGGTCATTGGAGACATATTGAGCTGCCCGGAAGCCTGTGGAGTCCCCTTAGGGTATAAAACCCCCCGGGACGGGAGCTTGACGGACACAGTAGTTTTCGGGATCGGCTCTAGAAAATCGAAGTCACCCATTGATTCCTCCTAACGTATTATGGGTTTGTCTATTTAAAAATACAGCCTGCCCCTTATCAAAAAAGTATGGCAGGCTGAAAGTTCTTATATAGACAGATTCGAATAGCGCAACTAAATTACATTGCAAACAGTGGAACAGCCTTGTCGAACTGGAATGTGACGTTAATCCGCATAATGTCACCGTTAATGTGAGAAGGAGCTTCCTGCGAAACATCCTGCGGCCAGATACCAACGAGTTCCCATGACCGGCTCTGTAGGCCCTTGACATCGTACATGGTCAAGGTCCCCATGCTTTTGTAGTCTGCGGCGTACCCGATGGTCGAATCGATAGGGTTGTACACCAGCATTGACCATGCTTCGATCATGGCGTAAACACCCATGTTGACCATGTCGCGGTAAACGACCGCTCCCGGACCATAAAGCGGACGACCCGCGATGTACACGGTTTCGTTCATGTACGGCAGCGGCAGAGGTTCGTTGTTATGGCTAATACCTAGCGAAGTTTCTACCGACTTCAAGAGGATTTCTGCATCACCAAAGGGAGGAGAAATAAGCAACTCGAAGTCGTGCCCGCGCTGCGGCTCATATCCACCACCAGGATTAGCGATATGCTTAGCTCCTAAGAGGTCAGATCCAATTGGTTCCCAATACGGCATGTCAGAACCCTCCTACACAGAGTCTCCCAATAAAGACTAGCTCGTTAAAGTTATGATAAGTGAATGGATAATACTCTCACGCTCACTTTCTCTGAGGCGTGGAGGCCCCCCTTGCTCGAATTCGTCATTTGGGTAGTAGGGGCGGTTGACACGTTGAACTGGAGCTACCCCATACTGGTGTTCGGGGTAGACATCATATTGACGGAATTTAGGGTTGTTAATATCGTTCCGTTTACGGAACTTTTTGATTGCTTTTGCGCCACCATAAGCAGCCGCTAAACCAAGAGCACCGATTGCCGCCTTGCGAGCTAAGCGGTACTGAGCCCCCCTGCGGACACCCTGTAGCTTGGTTTCGGCGGATACACGATTTGCGATTTTTCCCTTGAGCTTTTCTCTCTGGCCCGCGCCTAAAACGCCCGAAGCTACCATATTAGCGTACTGCCCATACCGGACATTCTGCTTAGGGCTCGTGAGTGCCTTACTCGTGCGGCGAAGAATTTTAAGGTCTTGGACTACGCCAGGACGCTTACCGCTAAGGGCCTTTCCTGCTTGACGAACATGGGAACCCAGGGCCTGTTTCCAGGTCCGGGTCTCGGCTTCATGGAGGGAAAATTTACGGGGCATTAGAGTTTAGTACAAAACTTCGTCGAAATTTGCCCCGGTCGAAGTGATCACCAAGTCCACCTGGATGAACTCGGCAGCCTTCACCGGCTTCAAGAAGATTTGCGCCCGCATTTCGTTCCGGTCGATAACCGCCGGGGTGTTCGTGGTTTCGTCGCACTTCACCCGGAAGTCGTACAGACCACGGCGCTGACGGACATCGTTAAGGAACGGAATAACAAGGTGCCCGAAGAGCCTCCAGGTCTTCTCGTCGTTCGGCTCGAAAACGAGGTACCGGGACGCGGTGGCAATGACCTTCCGTAGATACAGAAGGAGCCGACGCACGTTGATCCGGTCAAGGGCCGTAGAAGCCCGCTGCAAGGTACGCTGGCCCCAAACGACCATGCCATCCTTGTTGAACCGAGCAATCGGGTTAACCGCATTACCGTCACCGTACAGAAGGTCCATCTCCCCAGGAGTTGCACCCATCTCGACATCCACACCCGAGATCACACGACCCCGCTGGATGCCCGCAGGAGCGAACCAGCTCTCTGCCGAGTAGTCGGTATACGCGAATACGGCTAGAACGTGGCCCGAAGGCGGAGTGAGCACATACTCGCCGTTGTAGGCATCGTACACCTTCACCCACGGCCAGTAAGTTGCCGCATAAGAACTGTTGAACGCTGCGTGTTGTCCAACATAGGTTCCCGTACCATTGTGCCAATCCACCACTTCCGAAGGACGGAGCCCTTCCGGCGGATCAATAATGGCCATGCAGTCCCCACGGGACTCAGCAATCTCGATCAAAGCGTGGGCCACAGCACCGTCCGACCACCCAGGAGCGGCCAACAGGTTGATGTCTACCGCACTCGGCGAAGCGAAGAGCTGCATACCGGTCGGCTGAGAAAGCGTTCCATCCCAAGCCTCGCCGATGATGTCTGCCGCCGCAACGGCAGTCGCATCCGTGTCTCCCCCGGTCAGTGCCGAAGCAGTAACCACAACAGGGAGAGCTGAGGAAGCTGTGAGAGCAGCGTCCAGAGCTACCGTAATGTACTCAGACACACCGTTGATCTTGGTTTCGATGAACTGAGTGTTCCCGGTAGTGTCATCGAGATCAACATTGTTGAAGCTCTCAACGGCCACACCGTTATACAGCACGGTAATCTTAACCGTACCGGCGAGTGTTCCGCTCGCGATAGTCAGTGCAATATTGTTCCCCCATTCACCTTCAGAGGTAGCGGTGGCAACAAAAGCATCTGACAAGTAGCTATAGTTCGCGTTAACAGTCGTCCCTGTCTTCGGAGCGAGGGCTCCACAGGCCAGGGTAGCTACGCCAGTGGCGTAATCGATTGTTCCGGCCCCGTCCACACTGCCGTCAAGAATGCCCGCGCCGTCATCTGTGAAGACTTCGGAGCTGTCATCACTCTTCGTCACCGTGATAGTGACTGAACCAGGAACGATTCCGTCGTCCCCAAGGTTCGTAAAAGCAGCCAGCGTGAAGTTCTTTACGAGGCTATCGAAAGCAGGAGTTGGCGTCGGATGCTCCCCAGTTACAGCCGTTGCGAACGAGAAAGTACCCTCTGCTGACGCTGCGGCGTCCCCAACGACCCGGACAAACCAAAGCTGACGACCCCGGCGAAGGTACTGAAGCGCGGCATACGCCTCATAGCCGATTGTGCTATCCGGCTCCCCAAACACATCAATAAACTGCTGCTGGTTAGTAATGTAAGTACGTTCCTGAGTCGGTCCCTTTGCCGAAACGCCGACCATGCCCACGATAGTGGTGGAAAGGGCAGGAACGTAGAGGGAAAGATCGATTTCCCTTGTGTACACGCCAGGAGAAACATACACACTCATGCTTAACCTCCAAAAGGTCTTATAAAACAGCCTTATTCACTAATCTCATCGTTATTCTTCTTAGAGCGCCCCTTCCCACGCTTCGAAGTGGGGGCCTCCTCACTATCTCCTTCGGTAAATTCCTCCAAAACAATCTCGTTGGCTTCTAGGTCAATTTCTTGGATATTATCCCACACAGAAGGGCCGCGCTTCTTAGTCGGGGCTTCCTCCGGGGCGGGGACTACGCTCTCAATCAGAAGAGTTTCCTCTTCGGGCTCAGGATCACATTCCGTAATAGCCACTACCTTGAAACCTGCTTGCCGATGAACATGGAAAGTCAACTCTTCTTCAGTGACTTGGTAGCTGACACCCTTTCGGATCTTGCGCTGGTAGAACTTCCCCGTCTCCGGGTTCCGAAGAAAAATCGAACGCATCTGATCCGTCAATCCGCGTATGAGGTACCGTTTCATGGACCCTCCTCAATAGGTCATTAAATAAAGCTCTTTAACCCATCTCTACTCAGAAGACTTCTTTTGCCGAAGGCCCTGAATAGCAAAGCGCAATTGCTTTTTAGTAAAGCGGTTCCTACCCCCCATGGCAGGGTCACTCTGAGAAACCCCCATCGGCATATTATAAACTCCGATAGAAGAGGACATCGTGTCCTCGATAACACGGCGGATAAGCTCCTCGCGCTCTTCCGAACGAAGGAGCCAGTACTTCCCGGCTTTCGCCCCAGCCCGTAGACGCAAATTAGTTGCATTATGCAGCTTTTCTAGGGGGTCGTTCATTTCCACTCCAATACCTGGGAGGTATCCCCTGTTTCCCAGAAGGTGGGTTTATTTGCCCACTCAGTTTCTAGGGTCTGGAGGATCGTCTCAGATTCTTGTTCAACAAGTTCCAACGTAATCTTTTGCACCGTACGCACCCAAGAAGTCGGGAGAGGTATCCACCCGAATAAAGTAACTGTCGCTACGCCCCGAAGTTCTCTCTGCTGTTCCCCGCCCTCTAGAGTAGAAGTATTAGCAAACAGCCCCGAACTCTGCATGTGAACGCCCTGTTCCCCCCACGGGGGTGGGTAGAGGACATCCACGTAGTAGGTTGGGCGAGGGAACTTACGTGCCCACTGCTCCATCATCATGTTCAACTCAGCCTGGTCTAACACCCAGAAGTCAAACTGATACGTGAAATTATAGGGTAGGGGAAAATTCGACTGGAGAACCATATTTAAGTCGTCAGAATACAGTAACTTACGCCAAGGAGCGTAAGTAAAACGCACTTGGTCGAACGTAAGGTCTAGGCGAGTTACAGCGATACTCGGGTATACGATGCGTTCCAAAGCGGTTGGTGGATAGTCACCATCCCATTCCATCGCTGTCCGTCGAGTGTCATCCATCTCATGGATGTCCCTTTCCGATGCCTCCCTGCGGGGGGTAGCGAAGACCATAGGAACCATTTTCTCCCGGAGGGTATTGGTAGATAGATCTTGATAGGGAACCCAAAAAGAGAAATAGTTCATTACCGCCAGGTCATGACGCCGGATAACATCATAGTTTTCTACCCGTTCCTGTGCTACTTCACGGGTCTGGTCCGCAAAACGGTCTTCCCTATAAATGCTCATTTAAACCCGGCCTTTTTCAACTCTTTAGCGATATCGTGCCGCACACGTCGCCTTACTTGATAAATCTTTGTTCGCCATATTTGCATGGCAGGACGCCAATGAGGGCGAGCGGGCATTGTTCGGGTTCCGTACTCTAACCAGCGGGCTAAGTCCTTGAGCGTGTGCTTACTCCCAGCACGAAGTGGCTCGTCCGGGACCGCCACTGTCCAGGACCCATCTGGGTTCTGAACAGGAGCGATGGCTGCCACATAGCGGCCTGTGGCTATCAGGATTCTAGGGTCCAGCCCGAGTTGCCGCTTTTTCATAGCGTACTTCGTGCTTAGCGGAACCCAAGAGATGAGTTGGCGGGAAAGAATAGTCTTGAGGTCATCAGCGAACTCTTCCGCCATATCTTGGCTAACCCCCTTTATAGACAAGAACATGGGGTTTGCATTAAGGTCCTGGCGGGCCTCCATACTCGCTTTTTCTTTCTGGAAGAATGGAATTCGAAAAAGCTTAAAAGCCCCCGTAAGGGCTTTTTT